TAACGGAAATGCATATAATACTAAAGAAGTTGATTATTTTGCCGTATATGTTCAACATCACAACGGATTTTATATTTTTAAAAATAATGGTAACATAAAAAGTATAACATTAGGAAAAAATATAGTTACTAAAAATTATTTTAATAACTTTGTATTTATATAGTGTTTTCATATTTGTTTTTGTTAAAACCGTTGCTATTTAATAGTGGCGGTTTTTTTGTATTTTTACAAAAATTTAGATTATGAAGCTAAAAATAAAACAACCTATTTTAAGAAACGGCGAACGATTGAATGAAGGCGATACTATAAATTTGCCTGACAACATTGCTAAAGTTTGGATAAAAAAAGGATTTGCTACAAAAAAGAATAAAGCTAAATTTGAAACAAAAGAATTAAAAGTTGAATATATAGAAATCAAAGACGATGCGACAAATTAAGACCAATTCACAACTAGGCAATGAAATTTTAACGGCGCAAGAGGTTAAAGACTATGTTCGTATTGATACGGCGTCAGATGACAATTTAATTTCACAAATGATTATCCAAGCTAGAATTTGGTGCGAAAACTATATTTCAAGGGATATTGTTTCAAAAAATAGAACATACTATTTAGATTCAACAAACGGTTTATTTGATTTGCCGTTTGGCCCAGTTTCAAGTATTGAAGAGGTTACAATCAGCGGAACGGTTACAAATGATTACGAAGTTTTAGGATTGGATAATGAAACGATTGAATTAGACCAAGGGCCAGGCGATCGTGTTAAAGTTACTTATATAACAAATGGAATAAATGACGCCTTGGTTAAACAAGCGATGCTGCAACTTATTTCAACGTATTATGATAATAGAGCGGACTTTGATTCAGGCGATTTAAAAGGTGTTCAAAGCATTCCAACATCGTCAAAAAATATTCTTAATTCATATAAAGCAATGTTTTTATAATGCAAAGCGGAAAACTAAATAAAAAAATAACAATAAAAAGGCTGGTTAAAACTGAAGATGAATTTGGAGGGTTTAATTCTACTTTGTCAGATGTTGCAACGGTTTGGTGCGATTTAAAAGAAGTTAGCGGCGATATAGACGACTCTTTTGGTAAAAGATTACATTCAGTACAGATTGAGTTATTAATGCGTAAAAGAACGGCAGATTTAATTCAAATCGGCGATATTTTTACTATTGAAAATAAAAGCCAGGAATTTAGAATAAACGAAAAATTCGATTACAGTTTAGACTATGGCACAAAGTTAATTGCAACGAAATCTGAATAATGCAAACCAATTATATAAAAATAAACCAATCCGATTTAAAATCTTTAAAAAAGAAGATGGATAATTTACGGGCGTTTGACAAACAAGTTTTGTCAAATGAGATTGGACGATCTGCATTAGAAATTGCACGTATTGCAAAACAAAATGTTGTTGTTGATAGCGGAAATTTAAAGCAGTCTATAAAAGCCGAACGAAAAGGCAAAACTGCTGAAGTAGTTGCTGGTGCAAAATATGCGCCTTATGTAGAATTTGGAACTGGTGGTTTAATTGATTTAACTGATATGTTGGAACTTGGTATTCCAGCAAGTTATGCAGCACAATTTAAAGGTAAAGGAATTAAAAACGTTAATTTACCAGCAAGACCATTCTTTTTTAATGCAGCACGAATAGGTTTAAAAAATTTATTAGTTCGTTTAAATGGCGAAATAAAAAAAGCGATTAAATAATATATGAAAGGAGCAATACATTTATTAAGAAGAGGGATAATAAATAAATTAAAAAACAATATTTTTTTAAATAATGTTGTTGTTCCTGTTTACAATAGAATACCAACAGACGCAACTTATCCAATCATTAGAGTTTACGGCGTATCTACTGACGAAACAGATAACAATCAAACATCTTTTATAACAGAAACAATTACACGAATTGAATGTATTACAAGGTTTTATTCAGACGATGGCGGAGAATTGGATGTTGATTTATTAGTTTCTCAAGTGCTGGAGTTGATTCGTACAAGATCAAATGATTATATAGATTTAACGGCTAGCGGTTTTAAAGTTTACACAACAGTAAACCAAGGCGTTACTTATTTAGAAGATGACTTAAAAGATTACACTTATTTTAGAGCCATTATTGAAATATCAAACAAAATAGAGCAAGTAAATCCACAAACGCCAGTATTTAATGATGGTTTACAAAGTGATTTACAACTCGAATATAGAAATACATATTTTAACAGATTAGAAGCAGACAACGCAACAATTGAGGCTTTAGAATGTATTGATTCTGATTTTTTATATAATTTAAATAACTAAAAAAAAATGGCTAAAATAACATTTGAAACAAAAATTGACAACGAAATTTCAGAACTGCCAGCTATAAATAAAATAGCAGCAGCAGATGCAAACGAAATAAAAACTTCAGTAAATCAATTATATGATGACAAAGGCGGTTTTGCTTTTTATGAAGATGAAGGCACAACAACAACGCCTATCGTAATTTCTGCGGATACCTGGACAGATTTAACAAACGACAAAGCTGGAGTTGGTACATTAACAACTTACAAACCTAGTTATGTAAGCGGCGACTTATGGAATAGTGCCAACAATACAATTTCAATTGACGAAATACCAAACGGAAAAGTTGTTTTATTAAGAACTGACTTTACTTACAATGCTGGATCGTCAAACCAACATTTAGACGCTAGAGTTTACTTTCCTGATATTGATAAAGAATTGCATTTTTTGCACGTTAATTTAGAAAGCCAACATTCGGAAGATCATTTTGTAAATACAATGCAATTTTATACGGATTCAAATATTCAAACTAGCGATGTAAAAATACAAGTGCAATCGTCAGGAAATGGAACTGTTATAGTAAACAATTTTTTAATAACAGTTTTAACTTTTTAAACTATGAAGGGGTGGGAAAAGGTTAAAGATTTATTTTGGTATTCAGATAGTGAGCCAAACGAGGTTTTAATTGCTTTTTGTCACGTTGTTGCCTTACCTTCGTCAATGATTATGGAATTTCACAATCCAAATCCTTTATTTATAATTGGCGGAGTTGGCGCTGGTTTATTTCAATTATGGGCGGTTTTATTTAAGGGGTGTTTAAAGTATCGTTTAATTGCCGTACAATTAGCATCAGTTGTTGCAATAATGACTGTTATAAATCTTTTTTTAGAGGGTTTAATGGAAGGATCTAGAGTTGGCTGGATTATTATACTGATGTTTGCTTTTTGGAATACCGTAAGAGTATTTAAAGAAAAAATACAAAAAGATGTTTAAAAGAATATTAAAAATATGGGGTTATAGTGATAGCCAGCCGACTGAAATAACTTTGGCTTTGGCTAATGTTTTTTTAACGCATCTAGCAATAGGTTTTGAACTAGGCGGATTTTATATTTTTAGAATGATTATATTTTTAAGCGGATTATATAATTTATATTGTGTTTCAAAAGAAGATATAAATTGCAGAGTAAAAGCTTCAGTAATTACTTTTGCTATTTATTTAACTTGTACAATAGCCTATTTATATACAATAGGATTTCCAACAGTTACGCATTTTGGTTGGTTAATACTTTGTTTCGCTTCTTTTGGAAGTATGCGAAGGCTAATAATTGAAAAAATACATAAACAAAAAAATGTCGTAAATAATGGATAATATAACGCAAATTATTATAACTATTGTAACAGTTGCTGGTTCTGCTGGAATTTGGAAATTTTTAGAAGCTAGATTGAAATCTCGTAATGAAAATAAAAAAATAGAGTTGCAAAATAATGATGGTATTCAATATCGAGATGACTTAAAAAATAGAGTAAGAAATTTGGAATCAATGCTGGCCAATTCAAGTGATGAAAAAGACAAATTAAGAGATCAAGTTTTGCAATTAGTTGCGGAAGTAAACTCACTTAGAGTTGAGGTTGATTATTTAAAAAAAGAAAACGAACGATTAAAAAATAAATAATGCAACTAACAAGTAACTTTAGTAAATCTGAATTTGAGTGTAAATGCGGTTGTGAAATGCCTGACAATATTTTAGAAAATGTAAAACTATTGGCGGAAAATTTACAGATGTTAAGAATGTTTATAAAACAACCAATCAAAGTAAATAGCGCTTATAGATGTTTATATCACAATCAAAATATTGGTTCAAAAAATACTTCACAACATACTTTAGGAAAAGCTGCTGATATTGTAGTTAAAGAATTAAAGCCGAACGAGGTTGCAGATATTGCCGAGCAATTAATGGATAAAGGACTTTTTAAAATGGGCGGAGTTGGTAGATATAAAACATTTACGCACGTTGATATTAGAGGCAAAAAAGCACGATGGTAAACGTTACAGTTATAATTTAAACGAGGGTAAAAAATGGCAAAACAATCATATAAAGATAAAAACGGAACTACAAGGGTTGGCGATGCTTTGCGCTGGTTAGTGAAACAAGGAAAAAACGTTGCGCCTGAAATTATAGAGTTAGCTGGGAATGTTACAGGAATAGAAAGCTTAAAAATACTATCTAAAAAAATAAAAGACGAGCCAACTATTGATCCAAAAGACAAGGAACTTTTACTGAAAGAGTTGGAATATGATATGCTGGAAATGTCTGAAATAACAAAAAGGTGGGAATCGGATAATAAAACAGATAGTTTTTTAACGCAAAATATAAGGCCTTTAATACTTGCTTTTTTAACATTAACACTATTTATTTATATTATATTAGATAGTTCATTAGAAAGCTTTAAAATAGCTTCTAAATGGATTGATTTATTAAGTTCTTTGTTGCTTTTGGTTTATGGAGGTTACTTTGGCGCAAGGTCAGCGGAAAAGATTGTAAAGCATTGGAAAAAATAAACAATAGCTAAAATTTTGTATTTTTGTTAAAATTATTTTTATATGGCATTGACAGAAAATCCAAAATTAGCAATGATACCTTCAGGGTATGGCGATTATAAAGTTTATTCAGTTTTACCTTCAGATGGTACAGGGGATTTTGACTTTGTACGTTCTTCAGGTGCTACAAGAGTAAATAAATCTGGACTAATAGAAACAGTAGGTTTTGATGTACCGAGACTAAACTATCCTATGATTGATGGAGTTGTTAGTGGTTGTCCAAGTTTGTTGTTAGAGCCTGAAAGGACTAATTTAATACAGTATTCAGAAGATTTTATTCAGGGTGTTTGGATTAAAACAAGGTCGTTTATTAGTAGTAATTCATCTATTTCTCCTGATGGCACTTTAAATGCTGATAAATTAATAGAAGATACAAGTACAAATACACATTCAACACAAAATAACGTTACTATTGGAAATGTAGGTATGACAATTTCTGTTTTTGTAAAAGCAGATACAAGAAGTAGAGTTAGATTTCAAGTATCAGATTTAACAACAGGAGATTATAGGGTAGATTTAAACTTAAATAACTTATCTATTATAGAGAATAATGGAGGTAGTAGAGGTTCTTGGACAAATACATCTTATAAAATAGAAAGTTTTACAAATAATTGGCACAAGGTTAGTTTAACTGCAACTAAAGGAGGTGGTTCTGAAGCATCTTTAAGTATTAGTTTATTAGATAATAGTGGTAATAGCACTTATACAGGAGACGGAACAAGCGGCATCTACATTTGGGGCGCACAAGTAGAAGCAGGCTCTTACCCTACATCTTACATACCAACTAACGGAGGTACAGTTACTCGTTCAGCAGAAACTTGTAATAATGCAGGAGATGTAAATACTTTTAATGATAGTGAGGGTGTTTTATTTTGGGATGGTTATATTCCTAATGATGGAAATGAAAAAATAATATTTTTATCAACAGGTACAAATAATCAAAATAATATAAGGTTTTTTGCAAGAGCAGATGGTTTGTCTATAAGATTTCAAATTATTGCTTCAAATCAAACAGAAGTAATTGAAGAGCTACCTTTATCTTCTGATAATTACTACAAATTAGCATTTAAATATAAAACAAACAATTCATCAGGTTGGGCTAATGGTTTTAAGTTATTTACAGATTTACAATGTGAAATGCCAATAGGTTTAAGTGAAATATTATTTGATAACGATTTAGGTGGTACTCCTTTCTACGGAAACACAAAACAAATACAATACTTTGATACTGCATTAACAGACGAAGATTTAGAAGAATTAACATCTTGGACATCATTTAACGAAATGGCAACAAGTCAATTATATACAATACAATAAGATATGGCAAATACTTTAAAATTTGGAGCAGGAGAGTGGGCAACAAAAGAAGGCTCAACTTTAGCATATAATGATGAGAATGGCAACTTTAAACCTTTACCATTTAACTTTGAAAGAGCAGGTAGTGCTACAAGAGTTAATAAAGATGGTTTAATCGAGGTTGTAAGTAATAATGAGCCAAGAATAGACTATAAAGATAATAGTGAAGGTGCTTTGTTGTTAGAGCCTACGAGGACTAATAGGATTACTTATTCAGAAGATTTTAGTCAATCTGTTTGGACTGATTTTAATGTTACTTTAAATTCAAGTCAATCTTCTCCTAACGGAAATAGTAATGCTTACCTCATAGAGCCAACAAATTCGAGTTTTCTTTTATACACACAATCATCTGTAATCGCATCTACTGAATATACCTTTTCGTATTTTTTTAAATCTGGAACAAAAGATGCCGTTAAAATAGCATTTTATGATGATACTGCAAATTCTTTTATAGAAACAAATGCAACACAATCATTTGTAGATTATGGTAATGGTTGGAAAAGAATAATAACATCTGTAACAACTCCTTTAGGGTGTACATCTTTATATTCTTATATAGATAGGTCAAGTGAGGTTGGAACATTTTACGCTTGGGGTGCACAATTAGAAGCTGGCAGTTACGCTACATCGTATATTCCTACATCGGGAGGTATAGTAACGAAAAATGCTGAAAGTTGTAATGGTGGTGAAGGATTACCTATTTTTAGTAACACATCAGCAGTATGGTTTATTGATTTTTCAAGGTTTGGATATGATAGCGATATAAATGCAGCGGCATTAATTTTAAGAAATTCAAGTGATGTTGAACAAATAAGGTTTCATTTTGATTATCCATTGCAACAAGTAAGGTTTAGAGATGCTAAAAATTCACTTGCTAATATTGGAGGAATTATAGGTGTTTTAGCAAATACAAGAAAAAAAGTCGCACTTAAAATAGATGGTACAACTTTAAAAGTGTTTGCTGATGGAGTTCAAGTTGGAACTGATTATTCAAGACCAACAGCATTTGATTTTGATAATATCAGAATAGTTGGTAGTTCTTTTAA